TAGGCTCTAACTCACGCGGCTGGACGATCGAGCCTTCCCGCGGTCCTCAACATCGTCGTCGGGGTCGAACTGACTGAGGACATCGAGGGCGCCTTTCAGGGATCGCTCGATCTTAACTTGCGAGACCGCGAGATCCGTCTCGCCGAGGACCTCGGCCGCGAGCCTGGGGGGAAGTGCGAGGATCCGCGTGCGAACCTCCGTGACGATCTTTGCGAGATCCTTCTCGACTCGCTCGATCGAGATGAGCTGCTCGCGCTTCTCGGCGAGCTCGATCTGTTTCAGCTCCGCCTCGATCGAGAGCAATTTATGTCGTGTCTCACCGGCGCCCGCACCAGCAACAGCGCCTTTGCCGTTTTCGTCGTCCGGATGAGCTCGCTCGACTAATTTCCGCTGCAAATATCTGACATACCATCTGAAAGTTTTCACGATGTTGTAGCGACCGGGCGAAACTCGCGGGAGTCCCTGCTTTGCAAGCTGAAAAATGTACCGCTCACCGATATGAAGTTCGCGCGCGACGTCTGAGATCTTTCCGATCCAGCTCGGGACGCGGCTCTTCGTCTGAGCGCTTTTCTTGCCGGCCGTTTTTTTCTTCGAGATTTTTTTCTTCACAGGTTTGGCTCTCAGAGCTCTAGCGGTTTTTCGCGGATCGTTTCTTCGCCGCGATTTTCGACGCCTTGAGTGCGGACGCGCGTCGCTCTTTTTTCGTCAGAACAGCAGCTCGAGCTTTTCCACCGGCGCGACCCGCGAGCGCGCGTTTCTTCGATAACTCGAACTGTTCGTTGCCCTTACGCATTGCCACGGTGGATATTAGCATGAATACAGGCGAAGCGCGCTTCGGTACTCTTGACAAGCGATCCGGGCGAGCTGAGGATGGATTCTGAAACAAGGCAGTCGCGCTTGTTTCGCCCGCCTTCGGGTCGTCCGATCGGACGAGCCCGCACCTCCAAAATCAGAACTGTCGAGGTCCGAAATCGGACCGGATGAGTGTGGATTAGCACTGCACCCGGCCCTGACCCGACCGCCCCTTGGAGGCGATCAATGGCTGCATCAAACCTACCAGTCCGCCCGTCCGACCCTCAACGAGACGAACCCCGTCGCATCGACCGCCTGATCGGATCCTTGCTCCACAGCCTCGATATTCTCGGCGCTGCGCGGTTACGAGTGGCTGCCGACCTCGAACGTCGACCAGGCGAACCCCTCACGATCGACGAGATCCTGGACAGATCGCGGAGGTCGCGATGATCACGAAAGCACAGATTCGCGCGTGGTATGAACTCCAGGCAGCACTCGCAGCGAAAACGTCGCAGTGAGCACTCACTTTCAACACGTCCGAGCGGTCGCTTCGGTCGCTTGCCGGTCGCGGCGTCCGCTCGGTCGAGCGCAGTAAAATCTTCGGAACTCGAAAACGGAGGTCACAAAAATGGCGAAACAGATTCGTTGCTTCATCCACACGGGACGTTCGCGATCGCTGTGTCCGCGCCACCGTCGGGCCGTGCGCAAACTCGCGGCGAAATGGCACATCGATCGCGAGACTGCGGTCTTCGAACTACGAGACCTCGAGCTCGCCGTCGAGAACGCACGGAGAAACCGCGCTTTGGAGCTCGAGGCGGCGAGCCGCATTCTCCATGCGAGCCGAAGTTCGAAGTCGAAGCGATCGCGCGCGCCTAATTGCGTTCGCGCCGGCGGGTATAAACTCACCGCATGGCAACAGGACACCGCGGCCGACCGCGAACGACGTGGATCGGAAAACTCGGATCGTGGGTGAGCGAGTACACCGTTCAAAAACTAGCAGACGAACTCCAGATCGATTCATCCCAGGTCTATCGGTGGGTGCGCGGCGATTATTGCCTTCCGGTTCACAAGGCGATCGAGATCACGGAAATCGCGAGATCAGCCGGCGTCTCTCTCTCTCTCGAGGACTTGTACGAGACCGACATCTTGCGAGTCCGGGTCCGCATGCGCTCGTCGTTGCCGCCCCTATAAGTTCCCCTCGCTTTAATGCCCACCTCGTTGCAACGCCTTCCCCGCGGCCTTCGGGTTGTTCGAAATGTGCTGGAGGATCACTTTCCCCGCGGCCTTCGACTCGAGATGTTTCAGGACGAGCCCTTGATCGAGACCGAGTCCGAGCTTGAGATCCATCGCTCCGCCGTAACCTCCGCCGGTGACGAGCCCGCCTTCGGCGAACCTGGGGAGCGACGCTCCGCGGATCCCTGGGATGTGAAGTCCACGATTCATCATCGCCAGTGCGGGCACTCCGATCTCCTGGACCGCGGCCGCGCGAATCACGAACTCGCCGGCCGATAGTCGCGCCGGGATCGAGTCGCTCGTTCCGGATCCAGGACCCGTAATCAGTCCTCCGCCGGCCGCCGGGACTCCCCCACCCCCCGCTGAGTTCGCGATGATGAGCGTGTCCGCCGCGCCCTGTAGCGCGGCCGCACTCGCTCCGAGAACCGTTGCTGCGGTCGAAATCACTCCGCCCGCTGTTCCCATCGCAGTCGAAGCTGCGATCAGGGGAGCGGCCTGAGCGACGCCTTTCGCGGCCGCGGTCGCGACTCCCGTCGCTCCCTGATCCTGATGTGTGATCGCCTGGACGAGCTTTTCCGTGATGATCTGGACGAGGAGCGCGGCGACGATCTTCTGGATCGAGCCGACGACCGAGCCGGCGAGCTGTCGGAACGCGTCGCCGACGCCCTTCGCCTTGTCGATCGTCGAACCGAGAAAAGTCGTGAGGTCGCCTTGAATCGCTCCGCTCGCGCTCTGCTCGAAACTCTGCATGCTCACGCTCGAGTTTTTCGCCGCGATCGCGATCTTGTCGACGGACTTCGCGAACTCGTCGGCGTCTTTGATCTGCTCGGGAGTGATCGCGGCCGCTTTCATCTGTGCGGCGATCTGCTGGAGGATAGGGATCCGCGTTTGTTCGAGCTCTTTGATCTTCGTATCGGCGACGATCGTTATATTTTTGAGTCGGATGTCCTCTTCTTGATCGGTGAAGTTCGCGACCGCGTCCTGTCCGGTTGTCTTCATGCTCGAGAATTGTGCTTGCTGAGTCGCCGCCGATTTGAACTGCGCGACCATTGCGGCGATTTGATCCGGAGCGATCCCCGCTTTACGAAGTCCCGCGGCCATCTCCTCCGCTTCGGCCGCGATCTTCGACTTCGCCTCGTCGAACCTGAGTCCCTGGGCCTCGGCGATCTTCGCCTGGAAATCGAGGACCTTGCGGTTTTCCTCTTCCTGTTTTTGCGCTCCCTCGTTCGCGAGTTGCTGCTGAACCTTCTCGGCGTTCACACGCGCGATCGCGATCTTATTCGCGAGATCCGCGGCCTTCGTTTGCTGCTCGATCTGCTCGGCGCCGTCTTTGGTCGGAGCGGCGAGAACGCGCGCGCGCTCGGCCGTGAGTGCGTCGATCTCTTTCCGGGACTCCTCGGCCGCGAGCTGCTGTTTCTTCGCGTAATACTGCGCCGTCGACTCGAGCCCTTTCACGTAGTTCGCTTCATTGTCCTGATCGAGCTTCGCGTGTTGTGCTTTGTAGAGCTCGAGCTCGCCAGCGAAGCCGGCCTCGATCTGTGCGAGTCGCGCTTTGTTGATCTGATCCTGGAGCGTCTTCGCTTTCGCCGCCGCTTCTTTGTCGTCGTCGGCCTTGTCCGCCATCGCTTGCAGTTCGAGGTTCCGTTGCTGCTCCTGTGCGTTTTTGAGTTGCTGCTGGGCGCCTCCGAGAGCTAGTTGATCCTGATCGCCGAATGTGATCGGCGCCCCGGTTGACGCCGAGGGCAAACCCAGGCGAGCCGCTCCGCGCTGGTTTTCGAGGTCCGTGATTTTCTTCTGGATCTTGTCGATCTCATCGCCCTTTTGCCGGATCTGTACGATCACGCGCTCGGTTCCCTTGAGCCCGATCAGCGCGGCCTCTTCGTCGAGCTTTTTGTTATCGGCCGCGAGCTTCGCGATTTCCTGATTGACCGCGACTTGCGACGCATAAGCCTGTTTCATCGCCGCGGTGAAAATGAACGTGTCCGCGATCATCGTCGAGAATTTTTCAGCCGCTTGAACGAGGACTTCGCCGAACCCGATCGCGGCCGCGATCGGGAATGCTGCGCTGATCAGGGGACCGAGTGTCTGGGATCTCGAGATGACCGAGACGAGTCCGCGGTTGAGATGGACTCCGGTCTCTTCGGAGAGCAGTCGGGCGCCTTCGCGCGCCTCGCGCATGGACGAGCCCGCTCCCCGCTCGGCCGCGCCGAGTTTCTGCGCCGAGCTGCCGGCGTCGTCCTGAGTTCTTTTGAGTTGCTGGAGTTGAGTCGAGAGTTCTTTGATTGCGGCGGCGACCCCAGTATCTTCTCCGGTGATCTTGACGCGAATTTCTGGGGCTGGAGTGGTTCCCATTTTGTCACCTCGATCGCGAATGTTGGAAAAGACCGGCCGCGCGTGAAGGGGGTACCGCGCGACCGGGAGTCGAAAGTTCTCGAGCTGATCCCTTTACAGGGATTCGGCGACGACGAACGCCTGGGGATATTTCAGGGCAACATCTCCCAGCATGAAACTCGTGAGCTCGATCATGCCCTGCTTTTTGAGCGTGAAGGGATCAACGACGAGCTCGAAACCGCTTCCCCACATCCCGATCACGATCGTCGAGAAGACTCCGAGGATCACGGCCTTCGAGGTCGCCGTGTCGCCACGAACGCCCGTCTTCGGGACCTGATTCGAGGATCGAGCCATGTAGCCGGCCATCGTGTCATTGTCGGCCCACACGGGGAGCGCGATCGTGTTGGCGAGTCGCGCGGTGAGTTTGAGCGTTGATTTGATCGACGGCGCCGTGAGCCATCCCGGATCGCCGAGCTGATCCGCGTTGACGTCTTCCAACTCCTCGACCATTTTGACGACGTCGGCGTACGCGATCACTCCGCCGTTGCCGCTATCCGCGGCGACGACGAAGGACTGGACGCCCGTCGTGTTCATGATCCCGACCGGCGAGTCTCCGCCCGTCGGTCCCTGGATCGCGGCAAAATCAACTGCGAGAGCCATGTCTCGGGCGAGATCCTGTCGGACCAAAGTGTCGACGTCGATCACAGCCTGCGCGAGCAATTGGCGAGAGTAGCTCGTCGAGGATTGGTACGTCTTCGGAGAGCTCAGAACCTGTCCGAGCGTCAAGTTTGAATCGGCGACGTCGCTCCCTGGATTTTCAGCGACCCAGGATCCGGTCGCCTTTCCGGTTTGCTTCGGAAAAGCAACGTTGTCTCTTAGTCCGGTCACCGTTTGCGCGCCGAGTTCTTTCACGCGCATCTGGTTATACAGGAAGTCGATGAACGCTCCGGGCTCGGTGAACTTGAGCTCGGTTCCTTTGGTCGAGGTCGCGGAATCGAGTCCCGCGCGCTGGTCGTTGTGCGAAATCCTTCTAGCGAACGAGCCCGCGGAAATACCCCATGGAACAAAGAACCCACCGTACCGCTTACCCGTGACGTGCTTCGCTATCGTCTCGGAGATCTCGAGCTCGAAACAGTTTCTCGAGCTGGTCGCCTCTTGATTTTCTGCGCTGACGAGGATCGCTCGCGAGAGCGAATAGTTTTGAAGTTCGCGTTCGGTGAGCGCGAAGCGCGGGCGCTCCCGCTCAATCGGTTGCGAGTGTGCTGCCATCGTTGCCGTAGACATGTGATCCTCCGTATTCCGTTGTGCGTCGAAAAGGTTGCGGGTCCGGAGTCCGGCCCGAAAAGGATCATGCGGCTTTCCGCGAGTCGCGGCGATTGTGACGTTGCTCTAGCGCCGTCGCCCAGCGACAGTTTCCGGGCTCGTAGTTCCCGTCGTTATCGCGGCGATCGATGGAATGTTGGGGCGAGGGTTTCGGTCCCATATCAGCGAGGAAGTTTGCGAACGACTTCCAGTGATCACAGACAGTGATTCCTCGTCCGCCGTAGTCGGGGAAGTCTTTGCACTTACGATTCGTGCACCGTGCGCGCATTGCGTCCCAGGAGCGATATTCGCGAGATCTCGCCGACCCGCCGCGGCGCACGTGACCGTGTTTGAGCGCGTACCGCTGGGTGAGCATGCGCGTCGACGTGAGTTCGTTCTTTAGACATCCACACGAGCGCGTACTGCCGTCTCTCAGATGTCCCGCGCGAACAACGACTTCGTTCCCACAGTCGCAAACGCAAGACCAGTGCGCCTCCCCACGCCGATCTGCTCGCGCGAATACCGCCGTGAGTCGCCCGAAGCGCTGTCCCGCGAACTCGAGTCTGTTTAGAACGGCGCACGCTCGATTGAAGCACCCACACGAGAAACTATGGCCGCGCCGGAGGTCGCCCCCGCGAACGACTTTCTGCTCGCCGCAGTCGCAGAGGCAAAGCCACCACACATGCGATTGCTCCGCTCGCGCGAACGCGACGACCGTCCATCGCCCAAAACGTTGTCCCGTGAGATCAATACGCATGCCCATTTTGCCATTCCTCCGTTTGCGGGTCTGGATCTCGTTCCCAGCCCGAATAAAAAAACTTTAGTTCGGCGCGCTGCTCGCGGAGCTGCTCGTTGCAACTGCCGCGGGGAAAAACTTCTTGAGCGCATCCCCCAAATCCGCCATCGCCCGCGCTGCTGTTTGCATCCTCTCCGCGAGCTCTATGACATTGGCGGAGCGAATCGCCTCGATGACGCGATCGCTTGCATCCGCGGCGCGCGTAATTCCGGCAATGAACTGCGAGCGCTCGGAGCTCATCTTTGCCGCGGCTTCCGCCGCCTGGACGAAACTTGCGAACAGGTCGGGACGGTCCTCGGCGATCGTGCGTAGGACGGCGTTCGATTGCATCAGCTCGATCAACTCAAGAGCGGGTTCGCTGGGATGGTTCATCGCTAAAACCACTCTACGCCCGCATCCAAAATCCGGACCCGTGAAAAAAGCTGCGCGCTGCGAGCCAACGGATCGACCACGCGGTTGAAACCCTTGCCCCTCGCGGCTTTTGAATTTAGGCGGATTCTAGGGGGTCTAGCGGGCTTTCTGGCGGGGGCGTTTTGGGGGGTAGTCCAAACCCTCACTCGAATGCTCCGGCGCGAGCCTGGGCGGACAGCGGCTCAGCATGCCCGCGCGTAATCGTCGACCGCGATCGGATCGGATGGTCGCCGTTACAGCTCGCCTTTCAGCCATCCGATTGCGATCCGCGCTTTGTCCGCGGCCGGGATGCTGGCGATCAGATGATCGACGCGATCGCGAGCGAGCTCGGGAAGGACCGCGGCCGCTCCGTTGGTCCCGTTTGCCGGCGGCGAGGCCTCATGAGGGGCCTTGAGTGCATGCCCGTTGGCCTTCGGTCCGGATCCGTTCGCCGCCGCGGCCGCATGACCGTTGCCAGCGTTCGGCGGCTGTTCGCTTGTCCCTGTCCAGCGAACATGGCGTGGGCAAAGTCCGACCCGATTTCGGGGACTGAGTTGGGTTTCGCATCCAGGTCGTTTGCAGATTTTTGGCGCGATATTCGCGTCCGTTTCGGGAGTTTTCATGGTAGTTACCCCGCTTTCCGACTGTTCTGAGCTGCTCGATCGTCCTCGATGGACAAACGCGATCGACGTTGCGGATCCGGCTAGGTTCGCGGCCGTGTTCGCGGCCGGCGTCTCGGTCGTCTCAGCTTTTTGATCCATCGCGGACCGTTGCCTCTTCCGCTGAATTGGACAAGGGAGATCGTCCAGGCAGAACACACAGGTGGGATCGCCGGCGTCGGTCTGGTGAGTCGCCGCGCATCCGGGACCGTGAAGGTCGAGACATCGTTTGCACTGCAACAGGGGCATGGGCTCCTAGCGGGGAGTGTAATCCGATCGGCGCGTCGGCGCGACATTCCACAGCTTTTTCCACAGAGCTGCACAGGTCGCGCGAGAGATAGACTCGATGCGGTTTGGACTGACGGCTGCGCTTGCGCCGGTTCCAACGTTCCTCGGGATAGATCGCTGAGTGATCTTCGAAAATCACTCAGCGAAATGGGCGGAGTTTCTCGGCTCCGCTCGCCCCGAGGTGAGGCTTACGAACCGAGAACACCATCGAGAGGTGATCATGCCCCCCGACGAATCGAAGCGCGATCCAGATCAGAAGTTCAATCCTGCGAGGCCGAACATCTCGCCCGGACTCAAAAAGATCATGAAGGGGGTCGTCGACCAACTTCTCGACGAACTTCACACTTTCGACCAACTTCACGATCCGCAGTTTGTCGCAGAGCTGGAATCCGAACTTGAACAAGAACCCGATCGCAAAAAAGCCCCGCTCACAATTCCGCGACGATCGCTCGAGCTGGCGCCCGCGGCGACTCCGATGTCGAGGCCGCTGAGCAAACGACTCCAGCGGGGCAAAGACTGCGAAGAGATGGCCGACGAAATCAAAACGATCAGGGGCGAGGCGATCACCAACGGCAAGGCAATGTTCGAGATCCGGGAAGCTTACCCCGAGTTTCTCGTTTGGAACGCCGCGGAGAGACTACTGCCGGAGGATCGGGCGGTATTCGAAATGCCCACCAGATGGGGAGCTGCAAACGGCTACGCGAATCGGTTTTTGTCGAAAGTGTTTCCACCCAAGAGTCCTGCCACCGTGAACGACTGGCGGAAAGAGTTCAGGGCCCACAAAAAACAGAACCCGGCCTAAGATCACTCCGCTTTTCCCCCGATTTCACTCCGCTTTTCCCGAGAATCACTCCGCTTTTTCCCGAGAATCACTCCGTTTTTGGTTTTCCGCTCCGACTTCACACCACTCCGTTTCACCCCGATTTTCGATCTCGATCACTCCGCTTTTTCCCCGGTTTCACCCCGATTTTTCTCGAACAAAGTGATTTACATTGTGCGTCGCGAGTGGGAGTCGCTGCCAGATGGATCAGAAACTGGATTGGAAGCTCCGGAGGGTCGCAGCTTGTATTCGACAGCAGGACGTCGCGCGTCGCGCCGGTCTGACCCTCGCGCGGTACGGCGGGATCGAGCGCGGTGAGATTGAACCGCGCGCCGAGGAACGCCGATCGATCGAGGCAGCTCTTCCGCCCCTTCCGCCTCTTCCGACGACCGACGCTCAACCCTCAGAGCGGACGAGCGCGAGCGACACGGGTTTAAAAAAAAGCCCCTCGCGCGGCGAGAGGCTTTTTCGACCTTTCAGGATGGTCAGCAACGACAAGCAACCCCCCGAGGAGAGGATCACTGATGAAACATAGCACAGACTCCCGATCGCCTTCGACAAATTCGGCTCCCGACTCCAGCTCCACACAGCGCGAGCGGATTTTTAATCTTCTGATTTGCGCGCAGGGCGATTGGGTCCCGCTCCTGGAGATCGCGGCGTGTGCTGCTCAGTACAACGCGCGAATCT